AATCAGATTGCAGAGCTTGTTGCTCAGTCTGTCAATGTGGCATTCGCCCAGCGCGACGCCGCCGCAAAGGCCGAGGCTGATCGCCAAGCCGAGATTACGAATGCGGCCAAGAGTGCCGCCGATGCCGCCGTCAAGGCCACCCGTGAGGCGATGCAAGCCGAACTGGATGCCGCCAAGAGCGCCGCAGATGCTGCTAAGGCTGAAGCCGCCGAAGCCCGCCGCCTGCCTGGTGGTGCGCCGCATGTTGCCAAGTTTGAGGCCAAATACGATGGGTTATCCATCGAAGACTTGGCGTTTATGTCCGGCGTACTGAACAGCGCCAAGGGTATGCGTATCGACGGGCGCGAGAGTTCAGGCACTTCTGATGGGTTGCGCCGTGCGCTTGCCATTCGCTTGCTGGATTCCGCCGAGGGCAAAGACGCCGGCTACAATGCCGCCAAGAGCGCTATGCCTGATGCCGTTAAATCCATGAAGGCGAATGAGTTGAACTACTCAACGCTTTCCAGTTTCGGTGACGAGTGGATCGGCGTGACCTACAGTACCCAACTTTGGGACAAGATTCGTCTGCAAACTCAGATTGTCAGCCGCATCCCCACCGTGATTGTGCCGCAGGGCAGTGAATCCATTGTGATTCCGGTCAACACCACCAGCCCGACCTTCTACAAGGTTGCGCAGGCGACCGCTCAGGATGCGAACCCTGGCCGTGTTACCCCGACTGTGACCACCAGCCGCATGGGGACGACCAACAAGACGTTGACCGTTTCCAAGCTGGGCGCCGCTGTCAACTATTCCGGCGAACTTGAAGAAGATTCGCTCATCCCGTGGATTGCCGAACTGCGCCGCGACCTGATCGCGGAAGGCGCCGAGGTGCTGGAACATGTGGTCATCGACGGCGACACCGCCACCGGCGCCACAACCAACATCAATGACATCGGTGGCACCCCTGCCGGCAATGAGGCGTTCCTGCTGTTCGACGGCTTCCGCAAGTTGGCGCTTGTGACCAACACTGCCAACAGTCGCAGCGCTGGTACGTTGACGATTGAGGACTACCTGGAAACCATCAAGTTGATGGGGCTGGGTGGGAAGAACGCCGTCGATAAAAGCCGCGTCGCTTTTATTCTCGATATGTTCACGCACTGGAAATCGCTGGAACTGGCCGAACTCAAGACGCAGGATGTCTACTCGATGCCAACCATCGAAGAGGGTCTGTTGCGCCGTATCTACGGCCATGACGTGCTTGTGACCAACAACATGCACCGTGCCAACCAGGATGCCACTTATGGGCTGAAGGCGAATACTGCCGGCAAGGTTGACTTGGATACCGCCAGCAATAACACGACCGGCAGCATTCTGGCCGTGCGCTGGGATCAATGGCGCCTGGGTTACAAGCGCAACTGGACGTTTGAAGTTCAGCGCGACGCCATCAGCGACAGCACAGTGATTGTCGGCATGATGCGCGTTGGTATGGTCTACCGGGACACGGAAGCCAGTGCGATTTCTTACAACGTCACGCTGTAATAGGAGGTTGCTATGTCTGCATTGTACAACCTGAAAATGGGTAGCACCGATAGCAGTGACGTTAGTCGGGTCGTGGAAGCCATCAGCACGAATGGGGCTGTTAGTATTCCCGCCCGTGGCGAGAAGACCGTCTACATCACCAAGGGCAGTGGTGGAGCCTACATTTTGGCCGCGCCTACCTCTGGTACTCATGATGGCGTGCGCATCACGTTCATGAGTACCACGGCTTTTGCTCACACCGTCACGGTCACCACTATTGGCACGAACGATGGCGGTACGGCCAGCGATGTCGGTACGTTTGGCGCGGCAAAAGGCAATAATTTTACCGTTGAGGCGTATGCCGGTGACTGGTGGGTTGTTGGTACGCCGGTAGGGATCACATTCGCCTAATGCTGATTCAATTCAGTCGCGGCTATCGCGGCAAACTCACGCGAGAGATATTTTACGAAGCTGGTACTATTATCGAATTCGATGATGGTGCGGCGGCAAATATCGTTGCGGAGGGCGCCGCGATAGTCGTGGAACCACCAACAGAGGAACCACCGGTAGAGGATGCGCCCAAGCCGAAGCGCGGGCGCCCCAAGAAAACTGCCGAGGAATAACGCATGACCGCCTACTGCACACCGGGTGACGTGCGCGACGCGGCACGGCTTGACATTGCCAGCACCAGCATGGATGCAGGCATTACACAGTTGATCGCCGCCGTGTCGCAACGGCTAGATCAACTGCACAACCTGCCGGCGGGCGGCTTTGCCGTAGCAGCGGATACTACTCGCTACTATGGCTACGACGCCATCCATCGCGGGCGGCTACATCTGGACGCGCCTTGCTTGTCCGTGACCACATTGACCAACGGTGATACGGTTATCATTCCGTCTAACGCGTACCGATTGCATCCACGCAATGAGCCACGCAAGCACACCATAGAGTTAGTCAGCAGCGCGGGGTACGCCTGGGGGTTCTATGATGATGGCGAAATCATCGTTGTCGGCAAGTTTGGCTACTCGCTGACCGTACCTGACAACGTTGCTGAGGCGTGCGCCATGTGGGCGGGATGGTTGCTGAAGCGCTATCAAAGCGCGTTGCAGGATGCCACCGCCAACCAGGAAATGGGGCAGCTTGTTTATAGTGAGTCTATCCCGAAACAGGTATTGGCGTTGCTACGACCGAGGGGGCCAAGCTTATGAGTCTAGACGCTGCCATTGATGGCCTGCGCACAAGGCTGGCAACCATGACCGGGCTGACACGCACCTACGCCGATCCGCCTGAAAGCATCAGCGAATTTCCATCGCTGATTGTTTATGGCACCGGTGGCGTGATGTACTATACCGCGTCCGGCGGTTACAGCTTGCACCGGCTGGTAGCTGACATCTACCTGGCGCGTCAGTATCTACCCGAAACGGTAGACGCTGCCAAACCCTGGCCGGATCGGGCTTTCGCCGTGCTGAAAGCCGATCAAACGCTGGGCGGCGCTGTGTCTCATATCGTGTGGGATACCACCGGGGGACAGGGGCTGAACTACCGTTTCTTGCCGCTACAGTACAACACGACTACGTTGTTTGGTGTGCGGATTGAGGTTACAGTGAAGGTAAACGAGTCGTAATGCACGACGCTTCATTTCGTGAGATGGCACGCATCCTGAAAACATGGCAAGGCAATGTCCCCCATGTGCTTGACGTGGGTAGCGCTGACGTTAATGGCACCTATCGCCCGATTGCCAACTATCTGGGGTGGCGCTACACGGGCTTGGATGTGGCCGCCGGCCCCAACGTTGACATTGTAGCGCCCGATCCGTACCGGTTCCCGATTGATGATAGCGCCTATGACATCGTGATCAGCGGTAGCACGATGGAGCATGTACAGGCCATTTGGCTGTGGGTTCCTGAGTTGGTGCGAGTGCTGCGTCCTGGCGGTATGCTGGCGATCATCACGCATACCAACTACCCGTTGCACAGGTTTCCGGTGGATTGCTGGCGCATCATGCCCGATGGAATGTCATACCTGTTTGATGCAACCGGCAAGCTGAAGAGTTACGATATTCGCATGTACAACGAAACCGACATTAGCGGGGTGGCGTACAAGGTGGTGGCATGAGCTACACGTTGCATTGTGGCGATTGCGTTGAATACATGGCGACCATGCCCGACAATTCTGTTGATTTGATAGCCACCGATCCGCCCTACCATCGCGTAAAAATGGACGAAGCCTGGGATCGGCAGCACAGGACGGCGAGCGACTTCCTTGCATGGCTTGACACGGCGCTAGAGCAGTTTGCCCGCATTCTCAAGCCTAACGGTAGCTTATACCTGTGCGCAAGTCCACGCATGGCGGCGCGAGTGGAAGTGCTGATCGGTGAGCGGTTTAATGTGTTGAATCATATCGTATGGAAAAAAGAAGGCGGGACAAGGGCAAACCAGGCAGACAAGGAAATATTGCGCCAGTTCTTTGCCGACTCCGAGCGCATTATCTTCGCTGAACACTACGGCGCTGACAACATCGCCAAAGGTGAGGCGGGCTATGTCGCAAAGTGCGATGAACTGCGCGGCTTTGTGTTTGAACCGTTGCGGGCGTATTTGGACGGGGAGATGAAACGCGCCGGAGTTGAAAAAGCGACAGTCAAGCGGGCGTGGATGGATTACAAAGGCAATAAATCAGAAATGCCACGGCATTGGGTAGAAGTCAATCAGTTTGAGTTGCCAACACCTGGGAATTACGACTGGTTTCGCCAAACGCTATCTAGCCTAAACCACGGCGGGCAGTACCTACAGCGCCCCTACGAGGAACTACGCACCGAGTACGAGGAACTACGCCGTCCCTTCGCTGTGTCGGCTGACGTGCCGTATACCGACGTGTGGACATTCCCCACGGTGCAAGCCTATGCGGGCAAGCATAGTTGTGAA